AGGTATCGCAAAGAAAATGGACCAAGACTTAATCGCACTATTTGACGGTTTCTCAACAACATTGGGTGACGGTACAGGTGCTATTACTGCCGCTTCTATTTTCAATGCCGCTTCAACATTAAGATCAGCAGGTTTACCTGTTGAAGAGTGTTACGCAGTATTACACCCAAAAATCGCTTATGACTTAAAAGCTAACTTAACTAACACATTTGCTAACGCAAACGCAAACGATCTAGTTAATGAAGCATTAAGAAGTGGTTATGTAGGCTCAATTGCAGGTATCCAAGTATTTGAAACTTCAAATATGTCTAACACAGGTACTGCAGGTGATTATAAAGGTGCTGTATTCCACAAAGACGCATTAGCACTAGCTATGATGCAAGATATCAAAATCGAAACTCAAAGAGATGCTTCTCTAAGAGCAGATGAGATCGTTGCAACTGCTGTGTACGGCGTTGGTGAACTACACGATAGTTATGGTGTTGAATTACACTTTGACTCATCTATCCAATAGTAAATAATACGGTGGGGGTATATCCCCCACCTTTATTAGAGAGGATACAATGAAAGTTAAATTACAAAAGGGTAACAAGATTATCGAAAGAAATTTAGATGATTACGAAAAGAATGTAGATATGTTTACAATAAGAGGTTATTCTCTTGTTGAAGATAAACCAAAGGAAGAAAAACCTAAAAAGACTAGAAAGAAAAAAGATTAATGGCAACAACAACATTCTCAGTAACAGTAGCAGATATTAAAAAATACGTACCTGATATTGAAGATTATGGCTTACTAGATAGCGCAAACGATTTTGATGAGCCATTACAACATGCTGAAAATGATGTTCTAAGACATATTCGTGAGGAATGGTGGGAAAGATATAGACACACTGTTCGCTATAAAGATATTACAAAGATTACTACAATAGAGATGAATAATGCTCTACTTACACCTAGCCAATGGACTAGAAGTGTAGTTTATAAAGCACTAGCTGAATATATTTACCCAATTCTAACTAAATGGAAAGACCCTCAAGGTGGCGAAGGTGCTGACGCATTCCAAGTACAAATGGCACATTATAGAACTAAGTATGCAGAAGAATTTCAAGCAGTTCTTCGTGACGGCGTAGAGTATGACGAAAACAATGATGATGTAGTACAAACTTCAGAGAAAGAGCCAATACACCATTTAAGATTAATACGTTAATGATTGACGTAAAAGATAATAGCCGTTTTTTTAAACAGGCTTTAAAAATTAAATCTAGCAAAATTAAATCAGCAATACAAAAAGCATTAGGTGAAGCATCTGCTTACCAAGTTAGTGCTATTAGAGATAGAACAGAACAAAAAGGTAAAGATGTCTATGGGCGACCTTTTAGACCTTACTCTATGAGTTATATACAAGCTAAAAGAAAGAGATTTAATGACCCTAGTAATAGAGATACTACACCAAAGACATTTGTCGATTTAAACTTAACAGGAAAAATGTTTAGTTCATTAGGATTTATCGTAAGACCAAGCAGAGGCGTTGTATTCTTTAGAAGTGCTCAACAAAGTAAGAAAGCTATGATACATAATGAAGGTTTAGGTAAAATGCCTAAAAGAGAATTTTTTGGAATATCTACTATGGAACAAAAGAAAATAAACACTATTATCGGTAGAAGTATTAAGAGAGCATTGGCATGAGTTTAAGAGAAGATATAGCAAATAATATTATAACTACACTACAAGCAGTTAGTTCGCCTATTACATTTAAGAAGATAACTAGAGAGCCTTTTAAGGCAGAGGAATTGGCGGACCCACAGTTCCCCTCGCTATATATAACTACATCTGACGAAACTAGAGAGGACTTTGCTCTAGGTGATTATTCAGCAGGTAAACGAAGTGGCACAATAGATTTTTTAATTGTTGGTTATGTTAAAGGCACAGATACAAATATCGATACTAAAAGAAATGAATTAATCGAAGTAGTAGAAGAAACACTTGACACAGATAGAACTCGTGGTGGCTATGCTAAAGAAACAAAGATTATAGAAGTAAACGCAGATGAGGGTACACTTTTTCCTTTAGGCGGGGTTAGACTTGTGGTAAGAGTGTTTTATGAATTTGTTAGAGGTAACGCATAATGGCTAAACGGATAAGAATATTTATGCCAAATGGTTTAGGAAGTGTTTCCATTTGGGATAATGAACTAGACAATTTTCTTGCCAAAGGATATAAAACTGAGGTAGAAAAGAAATCTACAAAGTCATCAAAAAAGAAAGATGAAGTTGTAGAAGAACAACAAACAGAAGAAGGAGCAAATGAATGGCAACACACGTAGGAACCTCAGGGGTTGTTAAGGTTGGAACCGATATCGTAGCAGAATGTACAGGCTTTAATATCGATCAAACAAACGATACTGTCGAGGACACAACATTAACTGATACTGCCAAGACATACAAAGTACTTAGAAGCGATGCAACAGGTACTATTGAGTGTCATTGGGACGAAACAGATACAACAGGGCAAGGCGCATTAACTATTGGTGCAGAGGTAACTCTAAACTTATATCCAGAAGGCGCAGATACAGGCGATACTTACTATACAGGTACTGCTATTGTTACAGGATTAGGACAAGCTATTTCACTTGACGGAATTATATCACGAACTATTAACGTGCAATTCTCAGGTGGCGTATCAGTAAGTACAGTATCTTAATAGATGCCTAAAAAAGATTATCTGCAAGGCGCAGTCAATCACTTCAAACATCAAGAAGTTAAAATTATTGAAGTTGAAGAATGGGGTTTAGTAGGTGACGATGCTATCTATGTTAAGCCATTTACTCTATTAGAGAAATCGGAGTTATTTAAAGATAATAACGATTTAACTGTACTTATTGATATTATAGTTAAGAAAGCCGAGAATAAAGACGGCGAAAAAATGTTTGATCTTGAAAGCAAGATTAGAATGAAAAAATTTGTGGACCCAGATATTATAGGAAGAATAGCAAGTGATATTATGGGAACACAGTCTAGCCAAGCAGACTTAAAAAAAAAGTAAGTACTGACCACCAATTAAGATTTCATTTCTTCTTAGCAGAAAAACTACATAAGACTATTGGCGAGATTATGTCTATGCCCGTAGAAGAATTTGATTTATGGCACGCCTATTATAGTGTTAAGCATGATGAAGAACAAAATGCTTTGAATAAACAAAAAATGAGTTTAAAAAGAAGATAATGGCGAACACTCAGCAATACATTGTAGAAATTCTTGGAAAAGATAAAACTAGCCAAGCATTTAAACAAGTAACAGGTAATGTTGATAAAGCTAAACAATCCGTATTAACTCTAAAAAATGCTATTGTAGCACTTGGTACAGGTGTTGCAGTACGATCTATAATTAATACTACTGCTAGATTTCAAGATTTAAGAACTGCCTTAAGTTCTGTAACGGGTAGTGCAGAAGCAGGCGCAGAAGCATTTGGGTTTATATCTAAATTTGCTACACAAACACAATTCGGTGTAGATGATTTAACAGAAACATTTATTAAATTAAGTGCAGCGGGTATTAAACCTACAAGAGAATTACTTACTACTTTCACAGATACTGCAGCCGTTACAACCGATCAGCTAGGCTCTTTACAAGCTATTACAGATTTATTTGCACGATCAGTTTCTGGTGGTCTAGGTCTAGAGGATTTAAACAGATTAGCAGATCGAGGTGTACCTGTATTTAAAATATTAGAAGAACAATTAGGTCTTACTCGTTTAGAAGTTTCTAAGTTTGGTCAAACTGCTAGAGGCGCAGAAAAGATTAGAGATGCCTTAGTTCAAGGATTAAATAAATCTTTTGGTGGTGCTACTGCTGATAGAGTTAAAAATCTATCTACCCAAATATCTAACCTTGGTATTGCATTTACAAATGCACAAGATGTTCTAGGTCAAGGATTATCTGCAGAATTAGGTACTGCAATCGATAATGTTACTGATTTTATTAATGTTAATGAAGAATTAATTAGACAATTAGGTGAAGGTTTAGGTAAAGGAATTAATGCAGGGATCAAAGGT